AATGCAGTTAATATAAAGTCATTGTATGTTCCTAAATAACGACGTATACTATTGTTTGTGTCACTACGTTCATCGCCATTTAAGTTTTCAGTTTCAGTATAAAAATTAACATCAACCTTTACGTGATCATCTTTTTTCTTAGTACCAACACGTTCAATTGTATAAATGGTATCATTCATTTTAAATTTAAACACTCCACGAAATGCCGATTTCTTGTTGTTTAAAACTTCATTTGCTTTGCTTGTCTTACTACATTTATCAAATATAGTATATGTTATTGCGTCTAATAAACTAGATTTACCAGATGTATTTGCTGCGAATAAACCACACACATCATTCATTTTATTAAAGTCTACACGATTATCTTCGCCATATGAAAACATGTTATCAAATTCAAATGATACCGGGTGCCATGTTATATGTCTAACAGATTCTACTGCAGGGAGTTTAGAATTAATAGATCGGTTAATGTGTCGTATTGCATCTAATTCATTTGTGGTTGCGGTTGGAAACTTGGTATTAATAAAGTCGGTTAACAATGTATTTTGATATTCAACGTCTCGAACATTGCCAATTGTAATAGAACTAGATTCAGTATTATTTTTTGTAGAAATTGTTCTTTGAATTGTAATATCTTGAACATTGTATTTTTTACGAATCATAGTAACCAAGCGTTTCATATCGGAGGCACTGGTTTCGTTAAATTTAATTCGTATTCTAGGTTTATTAGGCATACGATGTGGAGACTTAACAATTTGAGCTCCTTCGGTTTCGATTGTCACATAACCATAATCATTGTGTATTTCTACAAATTCAGCAGTTTGTGTTTTTACATCCCAAACAAGTATGCCATGGTCTAATGCTTCCCCATGATTTTGTTGTATTAAAGATCCAGGGTATGCAATTGTATCAGTTAAGAATTGTGCTGGTTTATGTATGTCCCCTAATAGAGTCATGTCATGTCCGGCAAATAATTCTGTAGTAACATGTTCATTGGAAATTTCATATCCTATATCTGTTTTTGCACTATGAACGGCTCCATGGTGTAATGCAATTTTTATTTTATCAGTAACGATGTCTTTGCCTTTTACATATTGAGCAGGCTCTACATCAACCGCCATATGGTTCCATGTTAATCCAGCAAAATCAAATGTACCATTGTCTTTAATAAAAACAATATTGTCGTTAGCAATCATATCCAATACCGGAGACAATGCATCTTCACGATATAAATTGTTTAGATTCATGTCATGATTACCAAGAATAACAATTGTAGGAATATTGAATCCTCGAAAGAAATCAGTAAGCATTCTAATCAATTCGGGGGACATGTCCAATTTACTATGCACAATATCTCCAGTAACTACTGCTATACTATTTGCTGTTTTAGATTGATTCATATATGCAAACATATTTTCAAAAACACTGCGATATTCTTTATGTCGTTTCAATGTACGAATATGTACGTCTGATATATGATAGATACGGTCTGCTTGTTGTATCTTACTTTGTATTTGTTTTATTTCCATATAATACCCATTCGGAGTTGCATTAATCGTTCAAATGTCATTACTCCTGTTTCTTCTATAATTTCCGATATACGATGAAATCCTAAATCAGATGCGTCTTGATTTTTTAATTCTATAAAGTATACATTCAACCCTTCCCCCATAAATTTTTCTGCTATACTTAATGCATTACGTATTGCATCGGCATCTAAACATATATAAATGTCTTTGACTCGATTTTCAATAAGTTTTTTCTGCAATTGTGGTTGTATAATTTTACCAAATAATGGTATTGCATTTCGTTTAATTGCAATTGCATCAAATGCACCTTCACATAATATTATTGGTTCCGCCCAATTAATAGTTAAATCAAATCCAATAATGTCTTTGCTAACTTTAGGATTCTTGTGTTTATATTTATCTGCATTATAAAATGCTCTACTAACAAAATAATTTAATTGGCCGGTGCAATCATAACTAGGAATAACTATCTTGCCATTATAAGAGCCACGTTCACAATATCCAATTCGATATTTTAATATATCAAATATTGTTACTCCTCGTCGTTTTAAGTATGACATTGCATTACGAAAGTCGGGGGTCTTTTTGTGTTTCCATAATGGAATATATTCTTCAGGTAATGATATTGTTTCAACTGGAGTAGTGTCAGTATCAAAGTTTTTATATTTTGCTGATTTAATTATACGAGATAACTGTTCAAAATATTGTTTGCCTAAGTTCATTTGTTTAAATAAACTGTTTATACTTCTTCCTTTTTTATCAGATATCCAACAGTGCCAAGCATTTTGGCCTTCTGATGTTGTATTAATATCAATTTCTAATTTAGGTTTATAATGTGAAGTAAATGGAGAGAAGAATGCAATGTTATTACCAGATGTAGATTTACCTTTACCTAATACCGATTCCAGCAACTGTAGTAATTTTATATTTTGCATATACTATATAATAAGAAATAACTGTAATTAATCCAATTAATCCAATTAATATTTATATATATTATAATTAATTATAGTCAGACACATATATGGTCTAACGATCGACTCAAGACTGAATCAATCATTTTAAATAATTAACATCATTTTAATGAATATATTATTTTTTTTTCACAAATCAAACCTTATACGAAAAAACGTTTTGGATCTTGTGCTTCTTCGCCTGGTTTCAAACATTCTGCCATCCATTCCAATGGAATATCTTTTTTTGCAACATGTTCAATACCTAACTTAGTTGCATATATTTCATATGTAGTTTTACTACCTTTTGATATTTTTTGATTTGGATTTTGAAATACTAATCGTATATCTTTGTCAGGATTAGAATTTAATACATGTTTCATTTTTTTACGATCGATTGCGGTCCAACGTCCTTTTGTTTCAATATACATCAATTCACCATTCTTTTTTGTAAATATAAAATCTGGTGTATATTTATGTTTCGACTCTGGAACGGTATAATGAATTGTTTCAGTTTCGTAATTTACATCGTAATCATTTGATTTGATTTGTTCTGCTACGGTTAATTCTAATCCTGATTTATAACCGTATTTATAAGCTGCCTGGCGAGTTTTACTGCCGGCAGTGTGCCAATGATTTTTTTTCATAACTAATTTTATTCTGTATTATTTTGTTTAAGTATATCACCAGTTGCTTCTGCCTGGGCCATTAATCGCTTTTCTAATTCAGATCCAGCCGTTACATATTTTCTAGATTTACGAGAAAATCCATATTGTATTATACTTGGGTTCTGTTCTAAAGAACCTTGCATTGAAATTTCGAATTTTGAATCCGATGTTATCCAAAACATTACTTTTGAATTTTGATCATCATAATTCAGTCCACCTGAATTCGCTAACATAAAAACTTTCCCTGGGGTTTGTGGATCTTTATATACCCATTGTTGAGTATCTGGTATATTATATGGATATGTGATTATCCGTTTTTCATACTTCGGTTGTTTTTGGTTTTTTAATTTGGTACTAGATATAGTTTTAAAAATCTCTGGATATGAAAAATCCGGGTGTAATTTATCTACACTATATACCGGAGTCGTTCCAAAATTTATTCCTTGGACATTAACCTCGAATTGGCTAACGAATGGCGTTGAATTGACGCTTCCTAATTCAGATGTAATTGTTTTAGTTACAGCTATTATTTCCGGAGCAGTTAATTTATTTAATTCTGTTTTTGCTTTTGGAGAATTCAATATGTTATTCCATTTTGTTGCAGTTTCTGAAGATGCAATATTAGTAGCAGTTGTAGATGACATAGCTCTTATGAATTTTACTTTAAGTTGTGCAATAGAAGCTTCATAATATCTCGGTTTTACCATTTTATCCCAATCTTCTTTCGTAAACACCCAATGGTCTATTTTTTGTGATTGTTTATCTCCCAATATTGGACTGCGTAATATTACATGTTTTCCTTCAGACCATGGTTGCATCCACTCAGTTACATTTTGGTCATATATATTTTGTAATATACTATTAATTCCACTATTAGTTGGATCATTGAGATTTAAACAAATTATTGCATTAAATCCATCAATAGCCCCGGCTTTTTTTGAATTACTTTGACCTTTGGGATCTAAAACTTGTGAGGCATACAATGACAATTTCTTAAATTGCATCGATTTACCAGCACCTCCCAATTGTATATTGTCTCCCGGACCTGTAAATTTACTTGGATTTCCGATTTGTGCTTTTTGTAAATCCTTACAATTTTTATATTTTTGCTGATACGCTTCTGTTAATAACACACTACGTATAATATTTTCTAATAGTTTACTCATTTAATATAAATATCTACCAATCAATTAATACTAGTTTTCCTTGCCATCTCATAACATTATCTGTTTTAAAATCTAAATTTAGATCTAATTCATCAATACCCATTTTACCAATTTCAGTTTGCAACGCTCGTAAAAATGAAACTAATTCCTGATCTATATCACGTGCACCATCATTATCTAGATATTCAAATATAGAAACCTCTCCACCAGTCTCACGAGCATATTGTTTAAAGCCATGCATAAATCGTTCTATATTAGATTCATCATCAACTGACAATCGATTTGCTTTTGACATTATATATAATAACTTTGGTTCATTAACATAATGTATAGGGATAAATGTACTAAACTCACCTTTACGTCCAACTATAACAGACGCAACTTCAAATTCATCCGATTCCATAGTAATTTTAAAAAGTTTATCTTCCCCATCAATTTCATACACCCTGCCGTTATCACCTTGTGCAAAAAATTTAAATTCTTTATTTTTAATTTTTGTTAATAATAAAGAAGCTTCATCTTCTGAAATTTCATTTAATATGTGTTTTAATCGTATCATGTTATACCTTCACCGCTTTCCTTCCCAGGCTTATTTATTTTTGCTACTATATTATTCAAATTGTTAACAGTTACTGCAATAGTATCAACATCCGGCCAAGAAGATATCCACCCCATCAAAAAGAACTCGGTGTTGTCATATGGGAATCTATCTAACCAGTTTTCGAATATATGTACAGTGATGTCAGCATTAGGGTTATCCATTTGAGATCGCAATTCAGCCAATCTAGCTATCATTTCAGTTTGCATCAAAGCATAATTATGGTTTTTATCTCGATATTTCTTAAAAAACTTAAAATTAAAACTATTAGGATCATCTAATTTATTATAATAGTTAATGATTTTTTTTACATTATTTGAATTATTTCCAAATTTCTTGATTAAATCAATGTCATTATATTCAATATGTTTATATGTTCGATCGGCCGCTGGAGTTTTGGTATGACTATCATATATTGCCGGCGCAAATTTTTGCCAACTCTCAATCGGATTCAAAGGCCCTCCTTGGTCATATAATGCGTGGGTTAGCTCATGTATTAATGTTCGAGTGATACCATTCTTCACGGTGCAGTTAATAGTAATAGTTTTATCAATTGGCGTATACCATGCTGCTCCTAAGGACTGATCCGCCTCCCCATGAACCTTTACTCCAGATACCACTTTAAAAAGAGTTTTATCAGATTTAAAACTTACTAATATCGATTTATACTTATTAATATCCCTAGTCACTTCCATGGGGGTTATTCCCGGGGCAGACGGTTTATCGTTTTTAAATTGAGGCAGTATTGGGGGTTGATAAAGTTTGAATCCGCCTGTCCCACCTCGAAATGATGTGTCTGACGTGGTGTCGGGAAATCTTTCACCACCATGGGCTTTGGCATATTTTTCTCTAAATTTAGGATCAGATAATCTTGTTTCCCAATACTCAATTGCTTTTATAAATTGAACACGACCATTTAATTCACAATTACTGATATTAGTATCTTCTAATAATATATCTTTTAATCGTATCATTTTACAATATTTTTATCTAAATCTAACCGGATTAAAAAATTCATATCAACATCATTTCTTTTACGAATCGGCTGCGCTAATTTACCGATTGCAAGTAATTGCCCTGCTTGATTATATACGCCAATTGTAGTTATATATGGAGCAAAATCATTACTCGATACGAAATTTCGGTATGTTTCATTGTCATCTTTTGTAAGTGTAATATTGGTCGACATATTTAAATCGCCAGCATCTAAACGTGTTACTACACTTAATTCATGTATTGTTACCGTACTTTTATATGATGCAGTATATGGCGTATTTAATAAATCATCAATCCGATAATCTGGCGACGAAAATGATATAACTCCCTGTTTACCAAAAACATTACCAACATATTGTGTTTGAAGTGCAGTACCGCCTTCTGTTCGATCTGCTAAATATCCAACCTCAGCGCTAGTTAACGCTTTATTATATATTCGGATTTCATCCATCTGACCTTGTAGATTCATACTAGAACTACCATATCCACCAATACATATATTTTGTAAATTATCTATTCTAGAACTAGCAGTCAACGGAGATTGTATATCTTGTAATAAAATACTAGATTGCGAAGCGTGTAATGTTCCATTAATATACATTTGAAGTTCACTTCCTGTCTTTTGACAAAGTATATGTGACCAAGAAGATGATACATCAGCACTTGAAGTAATCATTGTAAGATAATCATGAGATCCAGCTGCACTAAATTTTAATTGATTACTTCCACTTAATTGTATTTTAAATGGATATTGTGGAGTTAATGAACTAGTAGCTTTAGTAATAACCAATTGATCGGTTATAGTCGAATTCGTTCCACTAATAAACATTGAAATTGCATAATCAGTATCACGATTGTATTTACCAGTTAATTCAGATTGGATATATCCAGTACCACTAAATTTTGCAGATAACCCAATTGGTAATTGTCTACCATTTGTAGTTGGAATTCCATCAACATATGTAACCCCAGACGATTCATAATTAATTCTAGTAGTATCAAAATATTCATTAAATCCTTCATACAATGCAGTATTACTAATTATAGATGATGTAAGAATACCCGAATCGATTATATTACCATATCGATCACTTTCAAAAGATCCCGATACACTACTAGTAAATTGAAATGATCCTGGCTTAATTCCTTCTCCAATTTTTATTTGTGGTATTGAGAATGTAGACGCAGACTCATATAAATATTTTTTAGTTTGATTTAAATTAGTCGGTCCGAATGTATTAGCTGGTTCTGTTTTACGTTTATAATATAAATGATTAATAGAAAAATATATTATACTTTGTAAACTACCATCTATATTAGCAGAGTCATTATATACTAATCCGGAACCAATTGCCGGCAAATTATTAATATTAGTATAAATGCCAGTTAATGGTAATGCACTACTAGTACTACTACCCGACATGATCTGAAACGTTTTAAAAACCTGAAACGGATTAAGTTTAATATCCGATTGATCTACTTTTTTAAAAACGGTAGGATATGCATCTTGATATGGATTATCTATATTTTTTATTTTCATTTGTGCCATACTAGTAAAAAGCCCCGAGACATTTATTATAAATATACCGGGGCTTAAATGTTATAGGTTAATTTAGAAATCTAACTTAACTCGTATAAGTGCTTCCCTTTGGAAAGACTTTAATAATGCTTTCGAAAGTTTAGACACTGCTAATAATTGTTGATTATTATCATATAACCCAACTGTCGTAATATATGTTTTAGGATCACCAACAAATGTAGTTTGTGATAATTCCCCAACACTACCCGTTACATATGACGGATTATTTGAGAAGTTATATTCTGCATTTTTAATTCTTACAAAATAATGTGTACTTGTCACTTTTTCAGAATTCCTTGCAAGGAAACCATATGGATCAGATGTTGCCGGATTTGTTATTAACGATGATCCAGATATAGAATGGAATAATCGGAAATGATTATTTCCCTCAGAACTAGATCCAGTATTGGTTTGATAATTCAATTGTTGGTCTAACATCTTACCGTCTAATATCAATGTCCCAAAATCTGGATATGCTAATCCATAATATACCGGAGCGGTTGAATTATAAACACCATCATTAATAGATCCAGACACTATATTATAAATACGTCCCGAATCACCTATCGTTGCAGATGCTAATGATGAATCATCGATTAATGAATAAACTACACTACTACTTACATTGACATTACTACCCGTTGCATTTGTATCTAATGAGGCAGACATATATCTTAACGGCAATTCAAAATTTCCAGCATCCAATCGTTCTTTAATTCGGTTACGTTCAAAGTTAACAACATAAATATAATCAGTACTACCCGATCCAGCCGTGGTAAATCTACTATCATTTGGATTCAATAATAACTGACGATATTGTGAATAAATTGCTTTTGATGGCGAATCATTAAGTTGCCCTTGAGAATCAGACCCACTACCTAATGCATGGCCGAATGCTAATGCATATTGTACTGCAGACCCAGTTACGCTAGGATTACCATCTAATACATCTACATAATATGTCCGTTGAGTATTCGTCTCAGCTGAGCTTGTATAAAAAGTAGTTAAACTTGCTACATTACCACTCCAAAGTCCCGCAGTCACCGTCTCTGTCTGATTATCTACAATATCATTAACTGGATCGAATTTTGTAAATGTTCTACCATTTCTTGCTAATATTTGAGCCTGCTGTTGTTCTGCAATAATCTCATTAGCCAACTGTTGTGCCAATTGTTGTATTTGATTATTAACTGCATCGGCATTAGTTGTGTTACCCGGAGCACTGGTTCGATCATCCGCTCGATCCCGTCTAGGCGGCACTCCACCAAGTCGTTGTTGTATTTTTAATTGTATAATTGTTTTCATATTCATCTTTTTATGACGCACTATTTATTAAGTGTCGACGTTGTAGCCTTTTTCACAGTTAAATTAATAGTTACACTACCACCGGTTTCATTTCCAATACATGTAATTGTTGCCGTTACGTCTTTTAATAATTGAGTTTTTGCAACAACACTAACGGAGAAGGCAGAAATTGCAATACTTTGTGCATCTTGATTATCACCAATAAAACTAGGAGTGGTAGGTAATACTGAATTTTGTAATGCATTTTGTATTTGTAAATCAGCAACGGTAGAATCTGATAAAATAAAGGTATAGCCCAAATTAGCATTTCCGCCTTGGAAATTACTTGTATTCGGAGAAATCACTGCACTATCACCAGGAGCATTTAATATTATTGAAGTATTACCAACATTTATAACAGGAATATTAGTTGTCTGTTTTGGTAATGTTACTAATTTATATTTTAATGCTTGTGTTTCATCTGGTATAGCTTCGGTTATAGGCATATTTTCTATAATCGTACCATAATAACTTGTTCCTAATGGATGATCGGGATTCCATAATGAATAATCTACTTCATCATCTCCAACAGCAAATTGTGTAATATTAAATGCATTACCACCTTTTGCTAATAGTTCGCGACCTTTTAACGTTAATATTGCGTCGACTGTAACTGTCGAGTTGTCTAAATATCCCATATTGTTTTACCTTAATTTTATATAAATATCTACAATGTTCTTTTTGATGCTAAACTAACACAAAACTACCATTATCATTTGTTTGCTGTTGATATATTAATTGATTTGGATTTGCCTTACTATATTCTACGACCGGTCCACCATCGATGGTTTGGATAGTTGAAATATTAAAATCCGCGCTAGTTAATTTAGATCCATTATATTTTTGATTACGTATACCAGTTGGTAAATAATCTTGAACTTGCGCAAATTGTAAATCACCTGTACCATATATACCGCTACCATATGAATATCCACCATATACACCAGCTGGTACATTTGTTATTTGTTTAATTTTAGATAAACTAGCAGATATAATAGTTGGTAAAACTCCATCACTTCTCCAATATGGAGATGATGCTGTAATATAAGTACTACCTGATCTAATTAAATATTCATATGAATACGTAGTACCGCCATATTTTTTAGCAACTGATGATGTCAAATATCCTTGCCATTGATCATCGTCTTGTGCTGTCAATTTTAAAATTTTACCATCTATCCCACCGGTATATTGTAAATAATCTGCAGATGACGTTGGCGAAACATTATTAATTGTTACAGAATATCCATTATCAAATCTTTGAATTTCTGGCAAAATAGTATCTTTACTACGTTCTAATATATTAGGTTGTATTAATATACCAGTTAATTTATCTACTCGCGCGGGAATTAATTGTTCTAGTTGTTTAAAGAATGATAAATCAAATAATGTAAACATATTAATATACGAATTAATATCATTATGATTCGAATACTTTTTCCAATAGCCTTGAGCTACTTGTATCAATTCGGGATATGATTTATCATTAACACTACCAGGATCACCTATATAATCATCTAAACTTGTAAATCCAAATTGGGCAATAACATCTTCATCAATCATTGTTTGCGGCGAAAAATAAACACCAAGTTTTTTACTATCTAATGGCGCTTTATCATATTGGCTTTGTTCGGCTCGAGTTTTAACATCTAGATTGCCAACTAATATATTATCTTCTAATCGTATTTTATTATCATCAAAAGTTCCTGCTCCTAATGATATCGAATCATAATAATATGTTTCTTCAATTGAATCATACGGCGTATTATTAGTCCAACTTGCAAAGGATGCTGAAATTTCAGATGGCTTAGGTTCAACGCCAACTAAACTACTTGTAGTTGCGTGATTTATTTTTTGTGTTAATGGTAATCTAAAAACTAATTCATCATATGCATCTACATTACCATCATATGCCGCAGGTGCTTTTACATGATTATTAAATGCAGAATCACCTAGACTTGAACTCCAAAATCTTAATTCTTGAAGTTGTCCTTGTAATCTACTACCACCGGTAGTTCCACCTAAAGTCAATGTACTTTCAAAATCATACGAAGCAGTTGCCGATGAACTAACAGCCGCTACAATTTTTCCATATTTCGATTTCTTAGTAACAGCTTCTAATAAATTTCCATTTGTTCTTAACATAGTAGTTAAATAACCACCATCAAATAATTCTATATTTGCACTACCAGTACCATTAATTTGTACCGTACCCATTGTCCCACTTGAATAATCCAAAGTAACAGTATTAGATCCAATTGTGAATAAATTCATTGTACTAGGTAATAATGGATTTTTAATTACATCATCGGTTCGGAATCGAAGTTCTACAGTATCAATTGATTGTGAATAATTAACAGTAACAGTTCCTGCTGTATTTGTAATTAAATCTAATGCATAATCAAAATTTAATTTTTCATATAATGGGGTTCTATCAATTCTAGGTCCGCCATATTCATTAATACTTATAAACGATTGAGGAATACCATAACATGATAATAACGCTCTGATACTTCGTTGTGTCCCCTTAGACTTTAATAATAAGGGTAAATTATTAACAATCCTCCGCCATACGGTATATGTCATATCTTTACCTGATATAGACGGCTCGCCAACTGAATTAGATCCAGTAATAGGAATTCCTGATTGATTAACTCCTAATGCATATTCCCATAAATCTTTATGTTGATTACCATCTGTTAAATTCCATCCAAATTGCTTTGCTACAGAATATAATAATTCATTTGGCATTCCTAATTTAGGATTTTCTTCCCTCGAATTAATTTTTGTCATATTATTAATATACGTATAAAGTATATCATAATGTTGTGCTAACATATAAACAAAAGTTAATAGGGTTGAATTTAATGGATCAGCTTGAATATATTCCGGTACAGCGTATATTAACGCGTTTCTATTTAAATCATCATATAATGACGCACTAGTATAAATAGAATCATACCAATCTATGAACTGGCTACCCGTTGTTGCTGCAAATATATAAGGTTTAGTAGAATTTATTTTAGGAATCGGTTGTATATAACTTCCAGTTACTTGTGGTACGGTAGCATCTATAACCGGATTTTCGTGGGTTGTTAATTTTGAAGATGATTCATAATATAAATATTGTTCAAAATTATCAAAGCCACCAATTAAATTAGTTTTTAGCGTATCGAAGTCGGCCTTATTTGTAACAGCAACACTACCAGAAATTCCATCTACTACTATACTTTGCGAAGTATAATATTCAATTAATTGTAATTTATATTTAAAGTTTTTGAACCTCTCTGTCGCAGAACTATAGAAAATAAAATTATTAAAATCAGAATAATCAATATTGAGCTTCATTCCATCTATACTACCAGAAAAATAATAATCAACTAATTGTTGTGAAGTCTGTACAGATGACCCTAATAAGTCCGTCCAATTTCTAAGTCCAGTTTCGGTAGATGTATCATATGAATAATTCGCTTGCCAATTGGGATTAGATAATGATTTAAAAGATTTTTGAATTTGAGATGCTAATATATTAACGCGATCTACATATGCATTTTTCTGCTCTTCAACAATCCAACATTTAAAATCTTTACTAAATTGCTCCGGTAATGGATCTTGTAATTTTACATATAAATATTCGCCAATAACTACACTATTAACAAACTGTATACATTGATTCCTGCTAAAATTTAATAAATAAGTTTTATATAATCCAGTATCATCAGTTTGATTAACATTGTCTATATAATTTGTTATTTGAGATAAAAATTCAGGATTTTCAGAATCTATAGCTCGTAATCTAATTTCTTTTCTGTCAGGAGATATTTCATCAATACGTAAATGTTGCTGTTCAAAATTACCAATTAAGTTTTTAAAGAAATTTAAAATAATTCGAAAATTACCCGAAGTAATTTCTAAATTTTGTAATTCTTTATATATATCAAATCCAATTCCATTATTAACTTGTATAATTTTATTAGTAATTTTATCACGAAATTCCGGAATTTTATTTTGAAATGAAATTTTATGATTACCCGACAACCAGGTATCATCTGAATATACATGAAATTCAATTCGATTAGATTCATCTACATTAATGATATTCGTATTAGGAGTAACGGTTTGGTTAGCATCATATGAAAATAATTGAGACTTAACCGTAGGGAATCGTGTAGCTACAAGTGATTTGCCTGGAGCTTTAATTTGGTCGATATTTTTATATTGTGTTAACATTATGTAATTAATTTAATTTCTTGACTAGTACTATTTGTTTTCTGAACACGTACATCGCCATCGCCAAATACTACTGTATCATTATTAATATCGTATATATTTTCATAAATCATTTCATTCGGATCAGGTATATCAACTATATCGATATCCCAATATGACGACTGTGCTAAAATATAACTTGGACCACCAGATTCGGCACTAACGGTATATACATCGTCTGGTATCGTGTCATTTAAATTAACAATATAAGTCATATTCACAAAAGGATAATCGACTGCAGGTTGCCTTTCGGTAATTCCATATGGATTACCTGTACCATCTGTACCTGAAACATTTTGTTCTTTATGAAAAACTAAATTAACTGGTAATGGATGAAATTGTTTTAGATTACTTCTTGTTAATCGCGTATTTAACCCAACTCGCTGATCAGTTACCGTAGATCTATATTGAACTTGTAATTTAAATCTCAATGTTTTGTTTTGTTGTTTTAAATTATTTAATATGTCTTTTGTAATTGTATAACTATTTGGGTTAGTTTGATTCCCACCGGTAAACTGTAATTCTTTATAACCACTACTTTGTTCACCAGTATCATAAAACCAATCAGTTTCATAGCTAGTATTAATTTTCCGATATGTCAGAGGTTGGTTTTTACTATCTAATGGAATTGGTATAGTTAAACTAACTGAAACATTATCTATTTCTGGTAATGATAAATCGACATCTAAATCTAAATCGATCGGAGATTGTATAACTCGAACAGGAAATTTAAAATAATTAAATTGTGTGTCAATAACTTTTATTACAGATGAATTTAAAATTTTAGTATTTACAGTCTCTATTATTAATAATGGATTTGATTTACCTTCATTTAAAATTATATTACCTAAGTCATCCCGGTTAACAACAGAATTATTATTAGAAATATATGTTATGCCTTGTTCTTGATATTTAGATTGTAATTCTAACTCAACTGGGTCTAATAATTTTGTCTTATCAATTGCCATTATCTAACTACTTTAAAATAAATTTGGTCGTCGATATAATTGTCCGTAAATCCATCTTCTATTTTTAATTCTATACGGTAATAACGTTCTGGCATAAAACTATTCATATCTACATAGATAAAATTACTGGTACTATCACAACTTACTTTATTATAAATATTATCAAACGGAATTATATACTCATCCGTAGCCGCATCTCGTATTGCGTAATATGTAGTCGACGGTAAATAATTAACTGTTTGCGTAGGAAATAAATTAGTTGGTGACTTTTGAGGAAATTTATCTCGAGCATATATTCGTATTTTAGTTACCTCAGTATCCTTATACGTTGGTTTTGTCTTGCTATAAGTTAAATATGACTCTATATTAACCGAAGGTAGAGATCCTGTTGTAAAAGTGCTGTTATCCCAGTACATAGTTAATCTAGGAACATATATAGTATGGGTTTCTCGACTAAAATATCGAATCACCCCAGTTTTGGTATCGTCGGATTCATCTGCCTCAGAAAACTTAATTAAGAATCCATTATTTTCGACATCAACACCACCACTACCAGATATCCATGTTTTTACAGCACCAGTAACATCCATGTTAATATCGGTTGGTCTATATGAGAACGCTTCTGTTTCATTTAGCCCCGGTTGATAGAAATATACAGAATCAAATGAAGATGTGTTAAAATATCCACTCCCAGATTGCCATAACCAACTCCCACCAGCACCACTTCCAGATATATATAAGCTCGGAGCTCCGGTATTGATTACTTGACTACTAGATATCCATGACGATCCAGAAACCGTAGCAGCTCCACTATATGGTGAAAATGACCATGAATCGTGTGGCGTTGCCCAAGACACACCATCAACTGTAGCTACAGTGTCAGTTTCAAATCCGGTACCATTAATCCATGGTTGTGCAATAATTTTAGAATCTAACGTATATGACGCTGGAAGATTTGTTGCGTGAGTTGTAAATAATTGAAGTACAAATTTACATGAATCTAATTCTGCAGAATATTTTTCAAGAGTTTTTGTTATCTCCGACATATCAAATTTAACGGCAAATCTAGATTTAACTAATGTTTCACCATCATTATCTAATTGTTTACCAACTTGAAGTATTTCATTAAGACCAGTATTATAATTTATAAGACTCGAGGCCTCATACATGGTCGCATCACTATCTGCATAAAATATTCTAAACATAATTAACCTTAACTTCCTGATCCGGTGCTAATCATTAAATGACTACCGCTTCTCCAAAGTTGTCCTTGTGTTCCTGGATTTGCAATAGGTAATGACGCGGTATAAATAAATGCTGTTCCTTGTGCGATAAA